GATGCACCATGTCAAAAATTGATGACGTACACCCCGGACAGAAGCTTACAGGGCATATACCAAAATAACCAAGGATGCCGCCCTCTTCTTCAACGTCGAAGTCGCAGTCACATATAGAACACTTATTTAAGGGAGTCCCGGAGGTAGAAGACACAGGGAGGTAATCTTCTACCTCCGGGGAGGTGATGCGCGTTAACAACTCTGCGAAAGGAGTCAACAAACGAAGAGCCAGGGGATTCCGGATAACGCGCACTTCTATGGATAATCTTTTCTAAAACAACTAATCGAATTTGGCAACGTCGTTTCCCCATGTCGTCCACCCTATCCGGGCTGTTCGTGCAAATAATTCTATCTTAGACATATCACGTCCCATGAGGTCATCAATCTTTTCTGCAATCTCGTCGGGCTTCCTTGAATGCTCCCGCCTTGGCGATACGACAAGACGCCGGACGGATTTAGATACGCGCTTCGGTTTGCCGCGCGTACCCAAGAGGCAAAGCTCCGGGTTGGCCCTGGTCCAGTAACCGAGGCCCGTGAAGAAATCGCTTTCTGTCCATAACATAGGTGGTGCGCTCTTGTTGAGTTTAGCCCAGACAAAGGCTATCGTTTTAAACTTGAAGCCCCACGCTTCCATAAGCTTGAGACCCTCCGGTAACAAAGGATCCGTCACCCACAAAAATAGAGCGCAGTTCTCGGCAGCTATGTCAGAAACAGGAAGCGCACGGATGTCTGCAAGGCTCATGCAGTCGTAATGTTTTTCGGGTGAGCGGCCCTTGCCCTCTTTGCTCCAGGTGCGGAACGTCCAGGGAGGGTCAGCGTAGATCACGTCAAACTTTTCAGCCGGTAAAGGCGGCATATAAAAGTACCACCGTGTAAAATGCCGCCGTTGCCAAGATCGGAGTCATTTCGTGACCTCCTTTTCCTCATTGGTCATTTGCTCAATCATGAACGTAAACTGACCAGACAACGTCCGGTGTTCGCGCTCGGCCAAACGTTTCAAGACCTTGTAAGTCTTGATCGGTATGACCACACTTTTCCATTTTTCCGTATCCATGGTTTCGACCTCAGTGAATGTTATGGGACAGTATCGGATAAATCTTCTTTCGTCAAGTCTCCCCAGTTCGGACCTAGCGATATGTCACACGGCGTCGGAACCTGTAGTTCAACAGAACTCTCCATGATATCGCAAAGCTCTCGGGCTTCTTTCTTGTCGGACACGGAGAAGGCCAGTTCATCGTGAATCTGAACAAGAGGAATCTTTCCCTTCTCTTTGTGTATTGCAGCCATCGACGCCTTGGTTTGGTCTGCGGCACTGGACTGAATCAGTCTGTTTAATGCCTTGTAGGTATAGGCGCGTTTGATGTTGTCGCCGTACTCTATGTGCGCTTCCTCTTTTGGTAACGCCTTGGATGAAACGAACAGGTTAGGCTCCCACAGATCGAAACGGCATTTGCGGCCAAGCAATGATCTCACAAACCCGCCTTTGTCGCGGTGCGAAACTTTACGCTGCACTGCATCCATAAGCTCTTTCACGAACGGCACGTCGTCATGGTACTGACGCATGAGCCGTTTAGCCTCGTCCGTGGACACGTCTAGTTGCTCCGCCAATTTTGTCTGACCCATCCCGTACATGATGCCAAGGTTGATAGTCTTGGCTTGTTTCCGAGGTATGTCGGCAATGTCGGCAACCATCTGATGGAAGTCAGTGTTTTGCTTTGTTTTATATGCGTCAACAAAAACATCGGATCCGGTCAGGCCCTTGTTCGTGAGGCTTGAGAAGTGGACCAGGATCCGTGGCTCTTGCTGATCGAAGTCCATGGACGCCCACTGCTCATCTTCCTCCGGTAAAAACAAACCGCGTATCTTCCGCGCCATATCGGGGTTCCGGGCGGGTATTTGCTGAAGGTTTGGGTTGGACATGCTTATGCGGCCCGATACGGTTCCGCCGCCTTCGCTCCGTAACTGGTTTATGTGACCGTGAATGCGATCCTTCTCCGCGTAGCGAAAGATGCTGGACAAAAACGTATTACCGATTTTGTCGTACTCTCTCGCCTCTACGATCTGTTGAGCTATGGGATGTTCATGCTGAGACAGGAAGTTTTTAGTAAAGGACGGCAGTCCCGTCTTAGTGCGTCCGTAAGGTATCTCCAGTTTATCAAACACTTTTGCAATGGACGCCGCAGCCCAAAGCTCTATACTTATTCCTGTCTCCTTCTTAATCCCGGACAGGATCTTCTTCACTTCTTTGAGGAGATCCTGTTTGAGCCTCTCAGCCTGATCAAGGTCTACTCTAACGCCGCGCCTAGTCATTTCTATGCATAGCGGTAGGACCTCCGTCTCCAGGTCAAACACCTGCCATAAATCTTCTTTGGAAAGCTCGGACTTGAACGTCTGCCAAAGCTGGAGCGTGAGCCGTGCGTCGGCTTCCGCATACTCACCAACGAACGTGGCGGGCAACTTGTACAGTTCACCCTTGGGGTCTACTCCAAATTCCTGTGCCGCCTCTCTGAGTGCCGCTTCGGATTTCATCTCGCCCATGTAGTCGTAGGCCACTGCGTTGAGCGAGTAGCTGAACCGGTTCTCGTTTAACAGAGGCGCGGCTAACATCGCGTCGAGGATGCGGCCTTCAAGTTTGACGCCCAGACGGCCTAACCAGCCTACGTCGTAGGCGGCGTTATAGAATATTTTGTCAGAAGGATGCTTGGCGATTTCCTTCTCAAACCATTTGAGGACGATGCCCCGGTCAAGGTTACCACCACCTTCATGCCCAAAGGGAAGGTATGCGGTAAAGCCGTCGTAAGACACGGCTATGCCGACCACGTCGCCGTGGCCGGTTGCCCACCCAGGACCGTGGCTCTTGAGCCTTGGGTCCTTAGTTTCGAGGTCGATGGCTATTTCTTTTATGTCGCGAGGCGTCACGGGTAGGTCGTCAACGGGAACCCACTCAGTTCTTACGCCCCACTTTGGCTTCTTCATGTTCGTCTTCAACGGTCATCTCCGCTAGTTTGCATTCAAAGGATACAGCGGAATATCCCGCGCCATCCACGTAATCGTCCTTATTGAACGAGCCCAGTTTACGTCTGGCTACTTTCAGTAGCTCCATCATGTTAGCAACGTCGGCCCCGGTTAACGTATCGACGTTCCACAGATATCCATTCCATAGCCGCGCTATGTTCTCGTGGTTCTCTGCCATGCTTCCGTGCGTATCTTTTCGGTCACCACCAACAAGCTTGATGGCTTCACTCAAAATCGTCTTCGCCTTCATAAAGTGACCTCTCCTCTACTGGAATTCCTACATAACGAGCATACTCAATGCCCTTTTTCATGCCTTCGCTGACGCCCTTGTCCGTATAGACGGCGCACATGTCGGCCACGTCGTACCAGGACCTCGCGAGAAACATACCCATTTCCCGCTCTTCAGATCTCTTGTCGTCAAGGACTTGCGTATACAAAAGGTGCGACAGGAACGGTGATTCGCCCATGTCGATTGAATGAGACATGCAACGTCTGGCGTACTCCAGGTTTTCCTGCAACTCCATCTCTAAATCATATCGGTGAGGGTTAGGCCGATACGGGCTTTCAACGATGACCCTAAGATCTATGCTTTTCATTTCTCTTATCATCCTCCTCAAGCGCCTTGTTTGCTAACATGGCGTAGAACTCCACGCCCTCACTGATAGCCGCAATATCACGTATCTCTGTCAACGCCTCGCGCAGGGCGGCAATGCGCCGTGACTCCAAAGAACCCTTCATATTGACCATCCTCTTTGCTGATCTTCCGGCATCTTCAATACTAAGTTTTCTTTTGTCCTCGTTATTCCTACATAGAGTACGCGATAAGCATCGTCCGGGTTGCGCTCCATTTCTTGTAGCGCCTTGCCCGACAGGTCCAGGTACAGAAGCACGTTGTCGGCCTCACCACCTTTTGACCCGTGGATCGTGGACAACTTGATCTTTGGCTTGCGGAAGATATCAACGCCTCTGTTGAGCAGCGCCGTGATGTACGCCCGGTCCTCGTCGCGTATTCGGTCCAGCGCCACGTCCCAGGTTGTGTCCGGCACTTGCAAACCAAAATGTTCTTTGAGAACGGACAGGCTAAACATGTCCTGATCATTCGCACCGTCCAACATCTTCTTTGCACCGCGCTGGAGCTTGCCTTCACCGCTGGATATATGACGATATAAATTTTGTGCATCGCGCAGGGATATTTCGTGACCGTCGTGCGTATGTAGGAAGTTCCAAGAACTAATTGCGTCACGTACCCGCTGACCTAATGATGGTTGATTGTACCGTTCAAAAAACTGACCGGTGGATTTCATCTCTGCGGCAATGCCGTCGAGCATGTAATTGGCTTGCGCCATAACTAACCAAGAGCCCTCGGCGCTAAAGTCAAAGTTCTGAGGATCGTAAATGCGGGACACGGACCCCTCTTGCTTACGTGGGTTCCAGACCTTTTTCTGCCGGTGCGTAATCCTCCTGGATACGCGATCCGCCAAACTGTGTACGGATCTAGGTATGCGGTAAGACTGCTCTAAGACTTCAGAGCCACTCGACAGGTTGATAAACTGGTCTATGTCGGCCCCGGCCCAGCGGTAAATTCCCTGGTCGTCGTCGCCAGCAACAAACATGCGGTCACTGTTGTCGTTTAAAATCTTAGCCACCTGCCACTGCAATGGCGTCAGGTCTTGAGCCTCGTCCAAAAAAACGACTTTTAGGTTCGGCGCAAGTTGCGGGCTGGCCGCAAGCTCCACCATCATGTCGGTAAAATCGCGCAAGCCGTTGACGGTCTTGAACCGGTTGTATTCTTTGTACAGGTGTTCAAATTCGTAAAACGGCATAGGGAGATTACAAAACTTGTAGGCGTGTTCTGGACCTTGGAGCGTGTTTCGCGCCAAATCCATACAACGCATGATGGGATGGTTCGATCTCAGAATGGAGAAGCCTTCGTCTTGCACGGTCTCGTTGTTCGTTGACAAGTCTACGCCTACCGCCTTACCAAACTTCTTGAGCTTATCCTCTGTAAGAATCTCAGCGTTGTTCATCCCCAGCAACAAAAACGCCAAACTGTGTAATGTACGGAAGTACAGAAAATCTTTCTCTGGGTCTAGATTGAACCGTGATACGGCACGATCCCTAGCCTCATGTGCGGCCTTTCGAGTAAACGCAAAGTAGCCGATTTCAGTGGGTGACGTTCCGTTGGCAAGCAACCCATCTACTTGATTGAGTAGGGTGGTTGTCTTTCCGGTTCCAGGAGGTCCAAAATATCTAAACATTGGAATTACTTAGTTATGATATTCCAGGGTAAGTTCTTCACCCTCTGAAATCTTACGAGTGGTCATGCAGTGATATATCTGACAGTCATCCCAATCGTGAATAAGTTTTAAAACGCAATTAGCTTGTTCGTTATGATTCAAGAACCCACCAAGAGGTGTTCTGATCAAGCCGTTAAACTGAGGTACGTTGACATGCGTCATGCCAAGGTCTGCACCCTTGGCTATGTCTTCCGTGGCGAATACGCCAAGTCCTTCAATATCGCTCTCACCTATTGTGATCTCGTCGGGTAGGGGCCGGTAATAAAAAGGGTTGTAACTGGGTATGGTCATTTCGTCTCCTAAAACGGCACGTCGTCGTCTTCAAACTTAGAACTGAACTCTTCTTCGATCTTGGCGAAAGCCGGTATCGACCAGCATCGAACCGTGCGGCCTTTGATGCGAAACTGTTCCGCTCTGCCGTCCATGTCGCGTAGCCTTTGAGCTATCTTGTTACTCTTGTACTCAAAGAACTTGTTACGCTTGAGAAAAGCCTCAAAATCTTTCAATCGGAAGTACGTGCGATTGTCCTCGGGATCGGTCCATGGGCGGCGAAGCAGTATCTCTTCTTTATCAACCGCCGTTTGCATATGCGTCGAGAACTCTTCAAGCAAGTCGTAGAACTGGCCGCGAAGACTAGTATCCTCTGGCGTCGAAATGACCGCACCCTCAGTCTCAATCATCTGACTAAGGAGGTTGTTGATGCCCGCCTCCCAGGCTTGTTTAGCCATGGTGCGCGGCATGAAATTTATTTGCTCCATGCAGAGTATTTGAAAGCGCGGTTGTTTCTGTAGTGCCTCCGTGTCTAACTCAACAGGCGATCCGTTCACGTCGAGAAACCAGAGTGGCGGTTCACTGTCATACTTGCGGAGGTTTGCAACTGTCGGCGTGTTCGTTCCCCCACCTACGCCGTGACGCCGTGTCCGGCAGAGGTCCTTGTTGCAGAAGTTGCAGATGGGTTGGTCCGCGCACTTATATTGGTAATCTTTCTTCTTCACCTGATCGGCTACGATGTTGACCTCTTTGAGATCAAGCGGCGGATCGAAGACCTTCTGATTGTACTCTAGGATCTTCTTCTCCCAGTCGTCGGGGCTGGCCTTACGAAGATATACACCAATGTTAAACAGACCGTTATTTCGTGTGCCTTCTGGAAAACCCTGCCTCATTAAAGCTTGTAGGCAGGGCGGGCCGTCTTTGATCTCTTCATCAACAACAGCTTCTTCCTTCTTCAACAGCGCGTCGAGTTGATCCTCATCAATCGCCGCCGTTTCAGCCATGTCCAGAAACTCATCCAACGTAGCCGCGCTACCGTCCTCTTTAAAGGCGTAGCGCAGACCTCCGTCTTCTTTGAAATACGGTAGGTTCAGAAAGTTCCCGGTATCGCCACGGTCAACCAGAAGCTTTATCTGTTTTGGAAAGACCTCGGTGTTCGCAGCGTAGCCCAGTTCGCTCGACAACTCCTTGAGCTTGAGTTGAACCTTTTCCGCGTCGATAAAGTCCTTAAAAAATAAAAACAGGTGCGCCCCACCAGATTTACTACGACAGACCACCAGCGGGAGCTTATGTTTCAGAATGTTTCTGATTATTTCAGCGTGATCCAACGGGTATTGATCAATATCAATGGCACCCCAAACGCAAACGTTGTCCTCGTTTATGGGTACAACGCCTATGCTGACCTCACCCTTCAAGTGAGACTTGAACGTGGCCTTGGTCCGTGGTTCGCGAACAATCTTATAATTGCCCTTTTGCTTGCCGTTGGCGTCCTTGGTGGTCAAATCCACCGCGCCATAAGCCTTGTTCAAACCACGGAACAGCCGTGCGAATCTATCTACGTTCTTTGTCATGGAAAAGTGGGGGAGGACAAGCCTCCCCCAGTCCCTGGGTTAGAACGGTGTGTCTTCGTCAGATGAGGTTGATCCCTCATCTTCACGGACATGTTGAACCTTTACTTCACCCGCTTGGATAGACTGAGCGAGATGCTTTGCTTCCGCATAGACATCAGGGTCTGAGATGACCTCGTCTTTCTCAATCTGCCAACCATGCCAGGAACCGTTCTTGTTTTCCTCGGATACGGTTGTCAACTTCCAAATGTGGCTGAACCGTGGTGGAGTAAAAAAGTTGCCATTACCATCTTTGAGCTTGATGGACTTGATAGCAGAGTTCCATTGCTTGGACTTCTTGAACTGCGTTGCCTTCATTGGCAGCAACGCTTGTTGTGTGATGCCGTCATCGTCAACGACAAGCACATAATGTTGAGCAGTGCGCTCCAGGTAGCGCCCTCCCCCATCGACAACCATATCTTTGTTGTCGTCTCCACGTTCAGTGGCTGGGATCTGATCACCCGTGTGGTAGATGGCGTAGGGTGCTCCGGTTCCTGTACCGCGAGGCTCCCACTCAATCCACTCCAGACGGTAAGCGCAAGGGATGACACGTATGCCGCTCTTGCCCTTAGTCACCTCTTTGGTAACACTGTTGATGATGTCCCCGGCCTTTGCGTTGTCGAGGTCGTCAAGTTCGTCAGACATCTTCTGTAAGATTTTGACAAACGGAATGGCGAGATCTTCTGAACCCAGATCATCTACGCCAGAACCTGCATCCGCCAGGAACAGGTCATGTACCTCTGCAAGTTGTGCATTGGATTTTTTCGTGACGGCTTTTGCCATGCTATTTACTCCTCTTAATAGTTGCTCGTTGTGAGATAAATGCGCCGAATAAATCTAGCGGGACGGCGTCACCCGCTTCTACACGCTCCCGCAACCAAGCCTTCAAGGTCATGGGTTCGACCTTTTGGAGTTGGTCCGGAGCGTATCCTTGTGAACCACACAGGTTCATAAACTCTTTTGCTGCGGCATCCTCGCCACGCCCAAACGTCACGGTGACGTTGTTCTTAACCAGATCACCAAACTCATGATTTCGCAGCCACTCGAACGCCTCTTCGCGTCGGTCCTTGGGGATGGACGCTGAGTACACAGGTTTCACAGAAATCTCAGAACCGTCCGTGAGCGTGAACTTTTGCAAGCCCATCTCTTCAAGTGCTTCAGGTAACTGCTCGTCGGTGATTTTGTGCAGTGCAGCCTTGGTCTCTTTCATCGCTTGCTCTTGCTTTGCAAGCAACTGTTCGAGTTCTGCTGCGCGGTTGGCAAGCCCAGATACGCCGTCGAGTTGGCCGTCGTCAAGCTTGTCAATTTTGTCGGACTGGTTGACCCCGTCAGAGGCCATTTCGGAAATTAAGTCGCTCATGATAACTCCTTATCTATTCGCTATTCGATGGTTGACTGAACCACCAATTGAAGGTATATGGGTATTTATTAGAGATTGCAAGAGAAATCTGGTCATGCCCAAATTTAATTTCAAGACCAAACCATATAAGCATCAGCGTGAGGCGTTCGACGCCAGCGCGGACAAGGACAATTATGCGTTGCTGATGGACATGGGTACGGGCAAATCAAAAGTAGACCTTGATACCTC